TTGGTCAGAATGCCACGGCCAGAAGACATGCCGCCGCCGTTTTGTTTGGCAGTGCGACCGCCCTTCTTGTAACCGGGGTCAGGTGTAACACCCTGTCCATAATAACGATCTGGCACTTCGTCTGGGCGAGTTCCCATTTGACGTTCAATGTTTGCCAAAGTGCTTTGACGCTTAGCAATGGTTTCTTCCATGCTTTCTTTGGGGGTGTACTTAGCAGCAACACGGTTATACATGCCACCGCCACCCTGTTTTTCGGTGCGGCCACCCTTTTTCATGCCACCAACGTGCTTAATGCCTTCGCGCTCTTCGTTGGCATCTTTCACGTTGCGGTTGATCTTGGCATTCATCCACTGCTTAGCTTCCGTCTTGCCACCTGACTTACGGGGCGCACGGCACATAGAAGCCTTGGCCTTTTCGCCTTCAACCTTGCCACCAGACTTAAACGCACGGCGGCTGACAGGGCGCATACCCGTCTTTGCCTGAGCATTCAAAAGCTCCGGGGGTGTCCAATCGGACGAATCAACCTTTTGCGATGTTTCAGAAGCAAGGCGCTTGGCCTTGTCCTTCATGGCCATACGGGCCTTTTTGGCTTCTGCGTACATGGTGGCTCCTAGCTAGGTTATTCCGGGCGTCCCCGGCGGCCTTTTGCCTGTTTTGACAATAACATAAGTGCATCATCTACAACAGAGCCGCCGCGCTGTTTCCCAAGACCTGATTTGTTTGCGTTTTCAGGAGCAAACTCAGCCCAACGGGAGCGAAGATTTTTGGGATTAAGCATAAGATAGCTAACATTCCCACGGTCTTCGACAGAGTTAACATACGGAATGTGATCATAGCCTTTGCTCGTGAGATAATTTTCAAAAGCAATTTTGGCATTGATTGAATCAGGCTTCAGATTGTTCTTTTCAGCAAACTTCGTCACATTCCGACGAAGCTCTGCTTCTGTGAATGGATTGCCATTTGTTTTTGTGTATGGGTTTTCCATTTTTGCCATAAGCGGCATGATGGAAGCTGCCTGACCCTCATTGGCAACCCCGCTTTTGAAACCATAATCCTTACCAAAGTATTTACGCAGGCGGTCTTCAGCAGCTTGCAAGCTGCCAACATGGACACCCATCAAATCATGTCGCTGGGGACCGCGTGACATTCTAAATTCTTCAATTGGCTCTGTGGCACGGGTGGCATGATAGACTTCTTTAGTGAAGCCTGTGCTTCGTGCCCTTTCGGCCTTTTCTGGTTCCATTACAGGCCGATTTGTAGAACCAGCACCAACCATGGGTCGTGCAACTTCTTGCTCTGGCGCTGGCATCGCATAAACATCGCCAAGCGTTGGGCCAACAGCACGCATTCCGCCCATTTCCAAAGCTTCACTAGGGTTTTCCATTTCTGGGATCACACGGCCCTTGTTGGCATAAGCAACGCGGCCACCAGCAAAACGACCGCTTTCCAGCGTCTTGCGGTACTGCGTAATCCACTTGGCAAGGTCAGCTGATGGCGCTCCAACGCGGCCCATGATTAAGCCAGTGCGAGGATCGACATAGGTATTTGCATCACGAAGTTTCTGACCATAACCCCACTGTGCAAGTCGCACACTGTTGGAGTCCCCGCCAACAAAGGCGTCTGGATAACGCTTGGCAATGTCCATGGCAGACTGCCGCGTCATATGCAGCGGGTCTTTTGGTTCATACTGTGGCACTTCGTACTTAATGCCACGTTCTTCAGCAAATGATCGCAGTGCCTGACTGACTGGCGCAAAGCGTTTGTCTTCAGGATTTGGCAACACAAATACAGGTGTCATGCCCATACTGGATGCGTTGGCATATACATCACGTGCAGCTGCCACAGCCGAATCAGGACTACGATAGTCATTGGTTCCAAAGGCAAACACGCCATACCGATCTGATGCAGGAGCCGTTGGCATCGGCTCATAATCGGGATCGCTGCCTGTATAGACGCGGCCTTCCATAGCACTCACCGTGTTATGAGTTGATGAATAATTTCCAACGCTTTGTGAACGCTGTCAGGCTTCTTGCCATTCACTTCACCACCAGACTTACGCTCCAGCACGGGATTGATGCCACGAACTTCCTGATTGGCTTCCTGCGTACGGCGCATCTGATCAGCCGCCCGGAAGTAATCAGCGGCACTCTCAGGATCACCCCAGTTAATCTTGCCATCTTGCACCAGCTCGCCGCCCATCGACTGGTAATCCTTGCCAGAGAATACACGGCCAAGAAGACCGCGTGATTCGGCAGCAGGCGTAGCTGCGCTTGGCTCAGAAGCCGCAGAGCCGCCAGCCGGAGCAGCGGCAGGAGCGCGGCGCATCATAGCCTTTTCCAGTGCCGCCTGAACGGAAGGATGAGGCATACGGCCCATGCCGCCATAGTCAGGGGCTTGCGGCGGTCCTTGCACTTCGCCAGTTGTTTGCTGCGGTGCAACAACTTCTGCATCGCCCATACGCGGCGGCGTTGGCAAATTGTCACCCATCGGCGCTTCTTCACCGGGGCGACTAAAGGCGTAGTAGCCAGCACCCAGCGCACCCGCACCACCGATTGCAGCGGCACGCTTCATCCAATCGGGCTGAGCTGCACGGTTGGTTGTGACAGTGAATGCGTAGGCAGGGCTTTCACCTGCAAAGCTTTCGCCAACCAAACGCGGACCTGCATTTGGCACATCAGCACGATAGGTCGGACCAGTAGCAGGCAAGCCCGCACGTTCGCCTGCCGCCACCGGAGCCCCGCCAAAGTGGCGATCCATAATCGCTGCCAAATCACGGCCAGATGCAGGAACAAGTTCCTTGCCGGTAATGCGCTGCGCTTCTGAGCTAACATAACGCGGTGCAACGGCAGTGCCGGGGAACTGAGTTGTGTAGCCAAAACCAGCGGCAGCGTCTTGGTCGGCAGAGAAACGGCGCGGAGGTGGACGATTACGGGATGCAAATGCACCCATACCTTCGCCCTCAGCTTCCATCATTTGGCGTTCAAGGAAAGCTGCCTCCGCATCACGTGCACGTTGCTGCGCTGCACGCAAAGCTTCTGCACCACCGCCTTCACCTTCCATGGTGGCAAGCTGTGTTTCACGGAACCCACGCTCAGCTGCAAGACGCTCCTGAGCAATACGGCGAGCTTGTGCAACAGCATCAGCCGTTGCCCCACCTTCACCTTCCAGCACTGCCAATTCATCTGGCACGGAACGCACATCTGGACGAGGCGGCGGCGACATACGTTCCATCTGAGCGCCAGACGCATAGTTGGGCTTAAACGGAACTTGTTCAAACGGCCCAGCATTATAGCCGCTGCCTGAATATCCACCCGTGGCAGGGCGATCTACAACCAGACGATTGGTTGGTGTCAATGCTTCTTCAGCTGTCATGGCATTTCGGCCACGCATACCGCCAAGCACGTTACGCGCTGTGCTAAGGACCTTGCCAGCCCCGCTAATGGCAGCTTCTGGAATGGCAAATGATGCCAAGGTTTCGGTGCGTGACATACGCGCTGCCACGGCATCTGCGGTGCGACGAGCCGCATCTTCACTACCTGTGCGGCGCAGAGTTTCGTCATATGCACGCTGAATGGCGGCCTGCTTCATCTCACGATAAGGGGCCATCGTTTCATCGTAACGGCGGCGCACCTCTTCTTGCATAGCCATGGCTTCAGGATTGTCCCGCTCCGGAACGTACAAGTCCCCACGGCGTGCTGTAATTGGAGCGCGTTCAGCCATCACAGTTCTCCGGTCTTGCGGCCATCAAGAGTCTTTTCCGTAGACTCCAACCGCGCCAGCATTTCAGGTGTAAGCACCGACTGAGCAATGTTCATGCCTTGCGGGTTACGGATCAGTTCTTCTGCCAACTTGACAGCCGCCAAACGTTCACGGCTTTCACGATCACGCTTGCGGTTAATGGCATCCAAAATGGCATCTTCTTGCTGTTGCTTTAGCTCGGCGGCACGAAGTTCCATCTCAGCCATTTGGCTAGGATCAGGCTCGCCAGTAAGGCCAGCCCTTTGGGCCTCCAACTGCAAACGCGCACGATCCAGTTCAATCTTGGCTTGGCTTTCCTGAGCGCGGGTCTGGCTATCCAGCATACGCGCCGCAGCATTGCTCTTTTCGTTTTCCATTTGAGCCATGGCCTGAAGAAGCTCAGGAGGCGGATTGGCCTGTGCCGACTTGGGCACCATGAACTGCGCGGGATTAGACCAACCAAGAGCCTGAAGTGCCGCTGTATCAACGGCAATCGGGTCATACAAAGACGGGCTTGCAGCCGCCAACTGTTTCAGCGCCAACACCTTCATCAGACGCTGGGTCTGTGATGCAGTGTTGGGGTCGGCCATAGGAACAAAGTAGTAGTTATCCAGAGCATCCGTGAAGGTCTTTTCGTCCCACGGAAAGGCTGGCTTGCGGTTCTTAATCCAGAAAGCATCTGGATGCTCACGGAAACATTCCGTCAGCAGTTCAAACTCTTCTGCCTGCGAAGCATGAAGGCGCTTGTGAACAGAGTTCAAAACCTTCTGCGCTTGTTCAATCATGGCCAGCGTTGTACCGACCGGCGCGTCAGTCTTGCCTTCCATCACCATGGCTTCGCTGGTGCCGCCAACGCGCATACCAGTGTCAGCCATTTGCGTGACAAGATTCATCAATGCGCCAGATGGCTCCTTATATGGCAATGGCATGATGGCTTGGGTCAGCGGCATACCATTTGTCTTCACCAACGCACCACCACCGGGAGGAACGCGGAAGATATTGGTGTTCTGACGCGCACCCGTGTCTGCCATAAGGAAGCCGGGGAAGTTGTTGTACATGCCAGCGTCAAGCAATTCACGCCAAGCAGCAGTGATGGCATTGGTCGTGTTGCCAAGGATGTGCAACAGGCCAAGGTCGTAAAAGCCCATGCCGGGGACAAAGGTGTACTTTACAAACCGCTTCTTGGCGGTCGGCAGTTCCTGATCGTCCTCATCATAGTTACGCACGATGGACAGGATTTGCTCAGATGAGACATCAATCGTGACGATGTATGGGATTTCCAAGCCAGAGATTTTGCCTTTGTGCTTATGTTCAAAGCCGGAAATGTCCAGCTCACAATAGCACTCGTAAATCTCACGATCACGATCTTCCGGGTTTAGCGGCTCTTCAGAAATCCCTTGCTGTTCTTTCTCAGCACGCTGAATGGCATCCAATTGCTGCGGCTTTGGCGTTGACAATTCAATGTCACGGTACACGCCCAAGATTTGCAGACGCTTCACCGTGTTTGGTGTCATCTGAATGCGATGAGTGATGCGCTTGGCATTTGTCAGATCAGTCGCAGAGTTATTTACGATCAGATCATTAGCATCAATCGTCTCAGAGACGGGTCGATTACGCAGCGGGCAGTAATAGACCTTCTTAAACGCCGTGCCAGAGAAACCAAGGCTAAACAACATGCGGTCGGTATCGGGATAATACTCAGTTGCTGTTGCTGTCAGATAATGGTTCAGGTCTTTCTGCAACGCATTGGCAAGTTGATCGTCTTGCAGCGTTGGATTGTTGTTGTCGTTGCGAATTTTAACCGGGCCATCGGTCGGAAGAAGCTCAGAACGTGCATTGGCTTGGAAGCGAAGCACTGCTTCAAGCAAAAGTGGGTGCCGAACCTTGCTCATACCTTCAACGGGAGCGCCGTCAGTCGCACCTTGCACGCCGGGAATTTCTAGTTTGATGCCAAGAAGCTTCAAACCTTGTGCGCGGTCTTCAATCCAGTCGTTTCGGCTGTCAATATCGTCACGAATGCCACGAAGAAGGTCTTGTGAGATGCTGGTCAGGTTGTTGTCAGCAATGTCATCAACAAGATTACGGAACCATTCGTCGCCGTCACGCTCTTTGCGGTTGTCATTGATGGGTTTGCCATCAAGTGACACGGTGATTGACCCGTCTGGGTGTTCAATTTCAAGAATTGCACCGTTTTCGTCGGCTTTTTCACGGTCAAGACCGTCTTCAATAATTTCAACGATGACTTCACCGTCCTGAAGATCGTCTTCAGAAGGCGAAACTTGCCTTAGATTTGGCATCAGGCCCGGTGTCATCGGCATTAGGATTGTTCCTCTGTCACATCCATGGCTTCCATCTCAGCAACGAAGCGCCGGATACCCTCTTGGGCTGCCATTGTATCGGTTTTTGCCATGATTTCATAGACTCGCACGTAGTCGTAGGGTGCTTTGCCCCATACTTCCACGCGGAAGTTGCCAATCCTGACCGGAGTGGACGGCTTAATGACATCAACGACTGCGTTTGCAAGTACCCTTGGCATAACAACCCCCGACTGGTGCCCCCGGTAGGATTTGAACCCACGACCTTCGCTTTACAAAAGCGCTGCTCTGGCCTCTGAGCTACAAGGGCGTGACAGAAACATACAGGATTTCTGTCAAATCGGGTATAGTGGCTCCCAATTCTTGTTTCCCTTGAAGGAAAGTGTGTCTTCCAGCTCTGCCCGCCACTCATCTGGCCGGAGAATGACCCCCGTATCACGTAAATGGCGCATGGCCATGGACACGGTATCCACCAAGTCATCGTGCTTGCCCTTGGGGAAGGTGCCAACTTGGGTGATGACCATCTCAGCCCACTGGTAGCCGGGGGCAAAGACTAGCCCTTCGGCAAAGAGATGCTGCACGGAGTACAGCCTAGCCAGCTTATCTTGGCTCTTGGGGTCAAACATATGCACCCCAAACCGCTCATAGCCGTACATGCGGCGAATTTCTTGGGCGACTGAGTGACCGGCAGCCTTGTTTTCAATCAGCAACTGGTCAACTTGGAACTTACGGGAGGTTTCTGCCACCTTCTGAACCAGATCATGCAGCTCATACCTACCCTGCCATGCGTACATAAGCATGACTCTGGGGGCTACCTCTTGGTATTCGCGGGTGTAATCAACCAAGGTGCCTTGACGATTCGCGGCATGTGTAGGTGCTAAGGCACTGACATCACTAGAAAAAATTCCCCACACGGTCATAGCAGACGGATCGTTCTCCGTCTTGGTGGTGTAGGCCGTATCTACGCAGGCGATTACGAGGTCCATGTTGGGATAGTTCTGATTATCCCATGGCTGCCACCATTCGCGTTTGATGATACCGCCGCCTTTGGGTTCTGGGCGCTGTTGGAGCTGGCCCGCAGCCGCCCAAGGACCCAATTGCTTTTCCAGAATTGTGACTTCTTGTTCGCCAAAGCGTTCTGGCCAGAGAAGGGCACCCTCACGGTCTTCAAGTTCCACCTCCGCTTCGGGGGTGACTGGAATGCGATTACCTTCTTCATCGGTGGTAACAAGGCTGACTCCTTCGTCTGTCACGCCACGGGGGTCTTCCCAGCCAAGTTGGGTAATGGAATGCCTGCGCCACTCATACCGCATTGGCAGGCAGAGGTGGGTCCATTCTCCCTCGTCCTTAGACATAATGTGCCCGGTCAGGTCTTCTTCCGAAAGCCTTTGTTGGATGACCACGAAGGCACCCGTCTTGGGGTCGTTAAGGCGGGTCGATAGGGCAGAGTCCCACCATTCAATGGTCGATGCGATGGTAGCTTCGGAGAAGGCTTCTTGCGCGGCATTTGGGTCATCAACCACGATAATCGAACCACCTTCACCCGTAAGTGCGGACCCAACTGAAGTTGAAAGACGGGAGCCATTCTTATCATTGTCAAACCTCGTCTTGGTGTTCTGGTCGCCTGTCAGCCTAAACCTGTCACCCCAGAGGCGCTGATACCATGGGCTTTCAATCAGACGGCGACATTTCACGCTGTCACGCAGAGAAAGCTGCTGGGCATATGAGGCATGAAGGAATTGAACGCCCGGACCAGAGGTCGGCGTATTCCATGGTTGTGCCCATACCCATGCGGGGAAAGCTACAGATGTCAAAGATGACTTGGCGCAGCGGGGCGGGATGTTGATAATTAGACGTCTAATCTCACCATCTGCGACTGCTTGCAGATGCTCTGCCACGGCTTCAACTGGCCAGCCGTCAGTGAATGGCGAAGCGTCGATGTAGCGCCAAGCGTGCTTCAAGAACGTGTATAGGTTGTCTTCGCAGTCGGCGCGGTCTAGTTCGTCCAGCTGCTTGTTAATGTCAATCTGTTGACCGTCTAGGTTTAGAATGCTCATGGCTTAGGGGCCTTTGGTATTGTCATCCAGTGAGTTGGCAAAAGCTTGTCAAAGTTATCGAACCACCCTTCCGTGCCATCGTATGCAGCGTCCACCCATTTTACGACAGCAAAGAAGTCTTCGTAGGCTTCTAGGTGGTGGCTTGGGCAAAAAACCAAAATAGGGGTGCCATCTTTTGGCGCGGTTCTGATTGGCAACCACTGAGACGAGTGGGCATTGATGACCATATTTGTCAGTGTGCGTTGCAGCTTATCTTCATCATCTTCAGTCATTTTAGCCCCCTTGGCTGAAGAAAATATAAACCTATAGGTTGATTTGTGCTATAGTGAGTCATCATGGACAGAGGGGGTCCTTATGATAACCAGACGTTTTGTACTATCCGGCCTTGTTGCCGCGCCAGCGGTTATAGCTGCGGATAAGCTCATGCCAGTACATTCACTACCAAAACGCTATGCCACTGTATGGGGCGTAGGCCATGACCTTGAGGTTGTGGAACATGTTGTATGGGACCAGCAGGGTGCTTTAGACTTTTGGAAGTTTAACGGGGGCATAGATAAGTTCCGTGAAGTCACGGATATTGTCTATGGCTTCAAAATGCCACCGTTGCCCAAACCAGTAACGCAGCCGCATTGGCATGTTGACCCATTGGCGCGGTTTGGCCGTCCGGTAGATGATAGCCGTGGGATACCCAATATCACTGGATATAATCAGCTAAACGCATGGCGGGAAAGCTTGCGGCCTGACCTTGATGGTCGCGACAGCGTTGAATGGATACAGGAACAGATCAAAGCTGAACGTAAGTTCTTAGGCAGCTAAGTAAAGCAGGCGTAGTTAAACGGTAGAACATCTGGCTTCCATCCAGAGGACAGGGGTTCGACTCCCCTCGCCTGCTCCATCATTGAACAGTTCAACAATGTTTCACGTGAAACATCTAAGGGGCCCAATGGTTCTGCTGGAAAAACCCCGCCAGATATGGCATAGTATCTCAGTGGGTAGGTGACTGGAACCGCCGACCCACGCCATAGATCACTCCATGATCAGAAAGCCTCAGATGGGACCCGCACTCCCTCTGGGGCTTTTTCTTGGCTCGGTACATAGGGGAGGTATAGGGGCTATAGGCCATAAAGGGACCCATAGTCTGTATATACCAAAAAGGGGGACCCATAAGGGGGACCCATAGGGGGGGTAGTGTTTCACGTGAAACATAGGGGAGGTAAGGGGACCCAATTACAAATTGCCAATACTGGGAGATTCCGTGGGAGGGGTTCAGGGACCCAGACCCGACCCGGCCTTCTATTAGGCGGCCATGGGTGGGGGGCCAAAAGGGGGGCCGGAAGCCGCCCCGGCCTGTCAAAGCCAAGGCCGCGCTTGCCAAAGCCTAGCACAAGTCCGCCTGTCAACTGTCCCCATTGTCAGGGCTTGGCAGGGCTCCCCCATTGTCACGGGCGGCCAATAGCAGAGTCCGCAACTGTTCCCGCTTGTCAGGGTCTAAGTCCCGCCCCGATATTGTCAGGGAATTGTTATTGACAGTAACCACGGGCGGCGGGGCTTTGCTTTCCGCATACTGGCCGGGGTTAAGCCTTTCCGCATACCATTTGAGGCTGTCAGTCACTAATCGGGCCGCACCGACCATGGCAGAGTCCACAAGCGGCTTGGCAGGCCTCCCGTCCCCGTCCGGGGCTTGTGGAGTCAATGCCAATGCCAAAAGCCTTTGGGGGACTGACAAGGCTTCACTAAACGCCCAATCGGCCAAAGCTTGCCTTGCCCGCGCGTATGTTTCCCGGCAAAAGAGACCTTCTTCCCCCGTTTGATTCAACCAATCCCCGAAAGTACTAGCAGGGATTCCTACTTCCCTTTGGGCTTCATGGCATGGCAAGCCTTGGCCCATAAGGTCACATACGGCCTTAAACCTTTCCCTGCTATATGTGCTTTTCCTTCCCCTTGTTTCCTTCCGGGCTTCCGCAATGCTTGCCTTTGTTTCCGCCCTTATAGTTGGCAGGACTTGTGAGATTGTTTCCCGCTTTTGCCTTGTGCTAGGCCCCTTCCCCATGGGCTTGGCAAAGGCCGCCGCTATATCGTCCGGGCCAATAGGCCGCTTGTCTTTATTCCTTCCCGCCATTTAGTCCCCCTTAAATCCCCGCCAATGGGGAACGAAACATGAAAACCCCGTGGGCGGCAAAGTCCGCACCCTTTGGCATGAAAGTACCGGGCCAGACTATCGCCCGCCCTAGGGCTTCCCTGCCAATCTGTCAGGCCGTGACACTTTCTGTCATGTCCGCCAAAGCCCCTTAGCCCCTGAAATATAGCACAAAAGCCCCTTGGCCCGTTATGACAATTTGACAGGGTGGCGCGTTGTTTGATAAGAGAATTGCGCGGGATTCTGTCCCGCCCTTGGCCAATATTCCAAGGCAACCCGTGACGAAGGAATAACCCCATGTTCGACAATGCTACCGCCCCAAAGGCCGCCAAGCTTTCATTTTCTAGCGCAGGCAAGTCCGCCTTGCGTTCAACTATTACTGCCAATGCCGGATGGCCCGCTTATTCCCGCCAAAACGGCAAGTCTAGTGCGGACCTTTCCGTGGGGGACATGCTCGCATTGGCCGCCGCTTTCGGCATTGACCCGGCCCCCTATTCAACGGGCCAATTTAATGAAGGGCCAAAGCCAATGACTTATTCCGCCACGGAAGCGGCCAATCTATTTGTCCGCTTTGACAATTGCCGCCATAAAATGACTGATAAGGCCCGCCGCCTTTGCTATGACATTTTTGAAACGTCCAAAAATAAGCAAACGGGCCAAATGACGGCCCGGCAATATGACACTATTGCCGCCATTTGCCATGAAGCCGAAACGGGGGAAAAGCGGGCCTTTACTGGCCGCCGCCGCCGCTTCCGTGACAATGGCAACGACTCCGGCCAGTCCGCCGCTTATGAAGCCAAGGCGGAAGAAAAGGCCGCACAAGTCCCGCCGCCCCCGCCAAACAATGCCGCCGCGCCTAATGATTTGGCCGCCGCCATTGCCGCCGCCATTGCCGGGGTGCTCCAAAACACAATGAACGGGGACGCAATTGCCGCCCTTGTGGACTCCAAGATTCAAGCGGCCCTTGCAAGCCAAGGCGGCCCCGCCGTCCGCATTGAATTAAAGGACACAAGCGGCAATGTGCGGACTCATGACGGCTTGCAACATAAAGCCTTTAAGACTCTGGCCCGGATGGCCGCCGCGCGCCAAGCCAATGGATTCCCCGTGAATATATGGCTTGCTGGCCCCGCCGCTTCCGGCAAGACTCATGCGGGACAGGACTTAGCTAAGCTTATGGGCCTTGGCTTTTATGGTATGGGCGCAAAAGCCACGGCCTTTGACGTTTTGGGCTTTATTGATGCGGCGGGCCAGTACCACGGGACTCCTTTCCGGCAAGCCTTTGAACACGGCGGAATCTGCCAATTTGACGAATTGGACTCGTGGGAAAATGAAGCTTGCTTGGCCCTGCAATCGGCATTGGCCAATGATTTTTGCCAATTTCCCGACTCCATCGTGAAGCGCCACCCTGACTTTATTTGCATTGCCGGGGCTAACACGTGGGGCCACGGGGCCACGGCGGACTATGTGGGGCGGACTAAACTAGACGGGGCTTTCCTGTCCCGCTTTGCCAAATTGCCATGGGATTACGACACGGACCTAGAAACGGCCTTGTCAGGCAACCCCGCCTTTGCCGCCCGTGTCCAAAAGGCCCGCGCCAAGGCCGCACAAGCGGGCCTTAAAGTCCTGATAACCCCCCGTGACACTATGGCCGGGGCCGCTTTGATTGCGGCGGGCTTTAGTGAAAATGAAGCGGCGGCCCTGACTTATTTGGCCGCCCTGTCCCCGGATCAAAAAACCATTGTGGAGGGCTAAGCCAATGCGGACTTTGAATCTCCCCCTTCCCGCCAATGCGGAAGCGGCTTTGGGCCGCCCCGCCCGGACTTATTTTGCCTTGGCGGACTCCCTGTCCGCCTTGGCGGACTTTGCACAAGCCAAGGGCCGCCAAAATGGCCATGGGGATTGGTCCGGCAATAAAACCCTAACGGAAGCTTGCACGGCTTGCCGCACGGGGGATTTGTCTCTTGTGGCGCGGTCCGACTCCCTTTTGGCCCGCTTTGAACGATTCACGTTTGCAACCCCTGCCAAGGCTTGGCGGCGGGACGTTTCGGGCCATAGGCCGGACGTTCCCGCCCTATTGGCTGGCCATCCGGCGGCAATGCGGCGGCGGGTTAGACTTGTCACGGAAGCGGCCCCCTTGGCGGTTATTGTTGACCTAACAACAAGCGGAAGCATTGATCCGGCGGACATAGAAAAGCGCGGGGCGGCCATATTGGCCCTTTGCCGCATATTGGCAGGCCGCCGCCCCGTTGAATTATGGGCGGGAGTCATGACTCAAGCCTTTGGCCGGGAAGGAGTCGCCCTATTCGCCCGAATTGACACGGCCCCTTTGGACCTAGCACGGGCGGCCTTTGCCATGGTTTCCCCCGCCTATCCCCGGCAAATGTTATATAGTTTAGCGCGGGGGGCTTATGACTTTGGGGGAAGCTGGCCCTATAAGAGTCACAATATAAGCCGGGACTATTTGGCGGACATTATGCGGCCCGCCCTTCCCCATATTGGGGAAGTGTTAGCAATTCCCGCCGCTCATACCAATGACGCAATTCACAAGGCCCCGGAAGCTTGGCTGGAGTCGACTCTGGCCCGCTTAGACGGGACAGGACAGGCCGCCGCCTAGTTGACTCCGCCTAGGCCGTCCCACGGGGCGGCCTATACGGGGGCCAATTGCCGCCGCCCTAATACGGGGCCAGAAACAAGGAGTCTTGTCATGGTAATTCAAACAATAAATGACTTCCGCCGCGCTTATCGCAACGGGCCATGGGCTTGGCCGGGGGGCTATCCCCTTTTCTATGTCACGGAGGATGGGGAAGCCCTAAGCTTTGAGGCCGTCCGGGCCAATTTGCGGCAAGTCCTGTCCGCCATTGCCAATCGGGACAATTCCGGGGGGTGGCGCGTCATTGGCTTAGAAGTCAATTACGAGGACTCCGCCCTTTATTGCGCCCATACGGGCCGCCGCATTGAATCGGCCTATGCGGAAGAAGAGGCGGAAGAGTCCGCCGCCTAATCCCCGCCTTGGCCATCCTAAGGGGTGGCCAATACGGGGGCTAGATGGCCCCGCCCCGCCCAATATGGCGGACAGGACAAGGAGTCGCAAAATGCTACGCAAAAGCCTTTTCAGGATGGGGAATATATGCGCAACCCCCGGCGCTTTGGAATTATTGCAGGCTGATGGTCAATTGGCCGCCCTGCTATTGGCCCGCCATCAAGGCGGGGACTTTGGGGATATATGCGCGGAAGATAGGGGGACCAATGCGGAAGCCGTCCGCTTAGGGGGCCGCATATTGTCCGCCTATAAGCTTCCGGGGGCCGGGACCGTATGGATTATAACGGAAGCGGACAGGACTTTGACGACAATTCTATTGCCGGAAGAATACTAACCCCGGCAAGGGGGCGGGGCCGCTTGTCACGGGGCGGCCCTGTCCCCGCTTTCCCCTCATATAGCTAGACCATTGCAAGGCCCTAACCCGGCCAAGGGTGGCGCTTGTGGCAAATGGCAGAGTCACAATGGCAAGTTAAACGGCTTAACATTGCCAATTTGACAGGAAACAACCCTGTCACGGCACACCTAATCGGATCATTTGACAGGTAAAAACCATTTAAGGACGGATAGGACCGGATCACTAGCTTGGGGAAAACCATTTAAGGACGAAAACCTGTCGGATCATTGGATCATTGAAAACCATTTAAGTATTTAAGGACGGCGCTTTTTGTCAATAAATGCCAAAATGGCAGCACCTCCTAGGATGCCAAGCGGCAGCCCGATAAACATAAACCCCGCCAATATGAGAATTTGAATATCCGTCATTATTGCCTCCCGTTGGATCATTATATCAGCAAAAACCATATTGACCATGACAGACTGACAGTATAATCTGACCATAATCCTCACTACAGGAGAGTCGCATGACTGAATTACCGAAACATATCGCAGACCTGTGCGGCATCATCACAGACAAGCTTGACCAACAGACCTTTGGCCGGGGCGAAATTAAATCACCCATCCAAATGGTCAAAGATGATGACGAGGACCTATGGACCGTGACCTATAACGGTGAGGAAATAGGCTGGATCACGCCCATCACCTATGCCAATCGGGACGCCACCCATTATCGGGCAGTGTCCGTACACGGCCAAATGAAACACACCTACACTTTGGGGCTTGCCAGATCATTTATCATGGCCGAATATCACTAGGTTGCTGGATAAGCTCAGACTTCAGTAACCAGACTCAGACCTCACTAGGGCCGGGGCCACAACCCCGGCTCCTTTCATTTGACAAGCCGCAGATGGCCACCCGGCTTTGACCACGTGGCATGATGATGGTCGTTCCAGTCATGCCCAGCGGTCGGCGGGATCATCACTTGCACCTTCCGTTTGAACTGGACTTCAAGACGGTTTGCCAAATGAAACGCCTTAGCCTGCCCGGTGAAATTGGCATCATTGTCACCAAATACCGTAACCTGCTCACACCCCTCCGGCGGAACCCACTTTGACAGCAACGTGCCATTTACGCAGGCCCAGACTGGCATATCAAACATGATCGCAGCAGAGATGGCCGTTTCAATCCCTTCTGCCACGCCCATGACAGGCTTCACCGGGCCAAGACGAATGGCACACCCATCCGGCAACTTACCCGGCATGACCTTCTTGGCAGGGGTCACATCCTGCTTTCGACCGTCCTCAGTGATCGCAGTCAGATGCAAGTTAACGGATCGCTCCCCAGTATAGTCCACGATCTTAGCAATCATGAACCAACCCTTGCTGCCATAGGATGCCTCACGGATGGCATTAGAAGGCCACAGACACCCCACGCGGTTGCCAAGGTACACCCCTACTGCGCTGTCAAAACTTGGCTGCCACGAGCCTTCCCAGACGCGCCGCATGGCATTCTTTTGGGCGACCTCCGATGGATCGGGGCCTTTCATCTGGAAGGTGGACGTTTTGCCCAGCATCTCATCAATCGCCATGGCCACCTCCTTGAAGCTCTTTCCGGTAATCCGTTGGGCCAGCATGAAGCCGTCACCCCCGCCACAGCCAGAGCAAATAAACCCGCCATTGCCGCCTTGATCGTCCCAGCGGAAACGGTCCTTGCCGCCGCACATGGGGCAGGGACCATGCTTGTTGACCAGACGGGCCGGGTCCACGCCAAGGTGGATCAGGATTGACCGCCAGTTGCCATGAGCGTTGTCACGGGTGCTGCTCATGCCGCCTTCCCCCTAAACTGGCTCTTGGCGCGGCGAATGTTTCTGGACTTAATCCAGCTTTGAACGTCAGGAGAAAGATCAGGGGCCGGGATTTTCAGGAGAAAGGATGGCGGAGTGACTTTGAACTTGTCCTTGAAGGCCCAGTAAGCCCATCCCGGCTTGTAGCCCCGAAGGTTGGCATGAAGGATCAGGTTTGAATACCAGTGTTGCAGATCGTTTTTCGTATATTGGTTAGCCTTGGATTTTTTATCACGGGTTAATTCCTGCAATTCCCCCTCTTCGCATTCAATTTTGGATTTAGGCTGAGGCTGAAAACCGCATGAGGGGCAATTACGGGCCTTCAAGGGTTTTACGAAATGGCATTGGGGGCATTCCTTTGGCAGTAATTCCTTTACCTGCTTGGCTTCCCGCTTTGCCGTGCCATCATCCAGCCTTTCGTGATGGATGTCTGTCACGAAGCCCAACCGCAGTGTCGTGTCGGAGTGGTCCAAGATCAGGCAGTGGTCCTTGCCGGGTGCGGTACGAAGTCCCCGGCCAATCATTTGGACATACAGGATTTCAGATTTAGTCGGCCTCGCCAGAATGACACAGCGAACGTCAGCGTCGAAGCCAGTTGTCAGAACGCCCACGTTGCAAATGATCTTCACTTGGCCAGAGGCAAACTTTTCCAAAATGGCTGCCCGGTCTGCCAAATTGGTGAAAGCATCCATGTAAGCTGCCGGGACGCCGTGTTCTTCAAACCGCTTCTGGATATTCTTGGCATGGACCCGGTTGACAGCGAAACAGACCGTTGGACGCCATTCGGCCCGTTCCAGCCATGTCGAAACAATATCAGCGATCAGCGTTCCCTTGTTCATCGCCGTGCCAAGGCCAACGGTGTCATAATCGCCACGAACTGTTTTGACAGCCGACAGGTCGGGATGAGACGGGGCATAAACCTTAAAATCTGACAGGCTACCTTCTTCGATCAGCTTTTGGGTTGTCGTGGCAACAATCAGGTCATCCCACATCCCCTGACTACCCATGCCCTTGGACCATGGGGTTGCCGTAAGTCCGACGAAGGGGACATTTTTCCAGCGGTCCTCTTTGAACCATTTTTCATACAGACGAAACATCACATGGGCTTCGTCGATAATTACCAAATCAGCCTGCGGAATATTTCGCCGTGCCAAAGTCTGAACTGAGCAAACCTGAACTGGCTGCGAATAATCCGTCAAATCGTGGATGCCCTGAATTACACCCAGATCGAAAATGCCATTAGCCCGGAAGCGTTCAACGGTCTGGTCGATCAGTGACAAAGCCGGGACACAGAACAAAACCTTTTTGCCCTTCTCCCGCGCCATGTTGACGAGGGCAGCGGCGATGACAGTCTTGCCAGCTCCGGTTGGGGCTTGGACCACCGGGCGCTTTGACCCCCTGCCAAGGGCCTGACGAAGCTGGTTGATGGTTTCTTGCTGATAGTCTCTGAGAGTTATTGCATCGGTCATGTTGGGTCTTTCTACTCTCTTTATCCTGATAGATTCTACCTATTGGCTAGGTAAGGTTCTAATGATGGTTCTATTGACGGTTCCCCTATACTCTCAGGGGAGGGGGGCCCTACCCTGAGAGGGGAGGGGGCCCCTACCTTCACATTCACCCCCTATACTCTCAGGGGAGGGGGTCATTTGAACGGGATTAAATCCCCAATATCTTCAACAGCACGATTGCTTTTGACATGGCGATCAATGTGAAGAAGGTATCTGTTCGATGTTTGCCCGACTTCATTAAAGCGATTTGACCGTGAGATAAGATTAAGAGATTCCAACGCCCGAAGTTTGACGCGGATTGTTTTAATGCACATGGAAGTGTCACGGGACAAAGTTGCCAAAGATGGCCACGCCTCTTCATCATGATTTGAATAATTGGCCAAAGCGACCAAAACAAACTTTTCCAGCGTTGGGACATTTTGTTCAAAAGCCCAAGAAACAGCTTGAATCGACATAACGCACCCCTGTGGGTTTGGGGGTGACTTGCAAATTAGACAAAAAGCGGATATTTTCCGGTTTAAGCCCAACGTGCGCGACACCCGCATGGTTGGTTTCAGAAGCCCCGTCAGTTTGCCGCTGGCGGGGTTTCGCTCATTCAGAGATACTAGCTCACTTCTTTTTTTGCAGCAACTCCAAAGCAATGAAGGCCATTTTAGGGGGTTGGGTGTCCCCAGCGATCCAGCGATAAACCGTCCGTTCTGTCACGCCCAGATAATCTGCAATTTGCAGCCGGGACATTCCTAATTTGGCAATTAGCCGTGCCATTTTCTCCGAATTATCCATCTTATTCCCCTGTCAGTCTGTCATTTTTGAAGCCTTAATTACGGCCTCACGGTTATTTTTCAGCCATTTAAGGGTCGCTAAAATAGCTTCCCAATATGGAATTCGCCTTTCTGCTTCATCCAAGACTTCTTGCGGCCTATCCCCTTGATCTACATACCTTTTTGTCAGCGCCGCAAATGCCTTATTATTTCGGATGGCATCTTCAACGTGCTTTATTTGTTGATCCAAGCTGATTTTATCTGCCATGAAATACAGTCCCTTCCAGCGGGATTGTGTCTTTGAACAAATACCAACAACAATTATCCTTTCCAGCCATATCGCTGTCAGCAATCCACTTCACCCTGCCAACTGAAACTATAGTCCAACAGTACAAAAGATGATTGGCAGCCTGCTTGGTGTGCATCCAGTCAGCGTCGAAGAGCAACCAAGTGGGAGCTATAGCTGAGCAGCGTTCTATAATCTGGTGCAGCGGGGTCCGGTCCCACGGCGGGTTAGTGATGATGTACTTGGCCCCGTTCAGATCATCTTTGGTGATCCATGAGGCATCGTGACGCCGGATGCTGTCATGGCGGGGTTCAACGTCAAAAGCTGACACGCAGCGCAGCCCAGCGGCCTCCAAATGACGGACAAGATCACCCGCGCCAGCACAAGGCTCACAGAAGCTAGACCCCGGCAAAAGATGCGGAAGCAATGGCTTCACTGCTTCCATTGGCGTGGGGTAGAAGTCCAACTTCTCCCTGTCAAAGTCAGACCGCTTCCCCATCTTTCTTCTCCCCTAGTGCAGCGCGAGCTTGCATAATGGACTTCCAACAACACCACGCATCGTAAGCATCGTTTGGCCCATACCAATCCAGCGCTTCACACGGCTCTTGCGTCCAATGCGGATGATGTGTGCCAATAAGCTGAACTAAATGGTTGCCACCTACCATCACTGTCTCCAGCGCCGCTTCCAGCGTCTCAATCCGGTCGGCGGCTTCAATGCGCTGCAAAGCAAATCGCTCAATGATGGCTTGAAGGTTTGACACTAAGAACGGACCTTCTAATTGATGCGCCTCTAAGTAGATTGTCTGACGCAGCCGCTTCACAAGATCGTCGGTCACAGCCCTTCTCCCTCTTCAAAATCTAGATCAAGTTTGATGCAAGCGACACGGTTACGATGTGAGATGTTGTCAGCTTCTTCTTTTGTACGCCAGCCGCCGTGAATGACTTCGTTGTCATACACATTCAGCCACACCGTCCGCTTGTGGCGCGGCTTTACTTCGACAAGATCATCAACCGTGTTGACCATGCAGGATGTGGTCGTGAAATGCGTTTTGCCTTCTTCCGTCCATTTCATGCCGTGCCAAGTGCCATCTTGGAAGATAGCGCCGTGAACGGGGAATAGACCGCCAGCGTCAGTCGCGTATATGCGAACCTCTTGGCCTCCGCGTGTGCAGTAGGTTTTATCTTTGCTGATCATATCATGCTCCTATTGTGTATTGATTGCCTGCCTTACCTTGGCTCACCGCGCCATACGATACCTAGCCGCCCCCGACCTTGCCTGCCGGACCCTGACGAACTAGACCACTCCCCGCCAGACCTCACATTGCCATGCCTGCCACGCCATACCCGACAATACCGGAACCGAACCTACCGTACCCGACCATGCCTGCCGCACCCTACCTATCCTTCCCGACCGTGACAGACCACGCCTGCCAAACCTTTCCCAACCGTCCGAGCCTTGCATAGCCACGCCTGCCGTACCAATCCAAACCGGGACGCACCCGACCCCCCATACCTCACCTCGCCTGCCAAACCGCCCATACCTCACCCGTCCGCGCCGTCCTTGCCTGACCCAACCTGCCATACCAATCCCTACCAGCCCTCACCTGACCTTGACTTGCCTGCCTTAACTGACCAGAACTTGCCATGGCCTAACAAGCCTAACCATACCTGCCCTGCCTTAACGAAACCTACTCAGCCCCAGCCAACCATACCTGCCTTAACACACCTCACCTCCCAGACCCGACCTAACCGCACCACACCTGCCGTAACAAACCAATCCGCAACCTTCCCGAACGTGCCTAGCCTGACCTGCCGCGCAGAACCGCACCCCACCAGACCCAATCAAACCCTGCCGTGCCTGAACGCACCTGCCTTGACACAACGCGCCAGAACGAACCGTGACAGACCTCGCCTCACCTGCCCTGCCCCGACAAATTCCACCGTAGCTCACCGCGCCTTGCCTGCCGCGCCTAACCGGGCCAAGAGGAGGTTAGATCACCTCGTCAATCGCAGCGACCAGATTGGCAAACTCTTCATAGGCCGCATAACGCTGCTTCCAAATCCTGATCTCACGCTTGGCGCGGTCCAAGATTTCTTCACGCATATCCACATTGGTCATTGCCACTTCAATCGGTACATACTGTGGCTCTTCCAATGTCACATGAACAAACGCACGGGTTTCAGTATCAACTGGTGCGTCTGCATACTCAGCGACAACGATAGAACCCATCAACTTACGCGCTTGCCACAAACGATAGTTGTCAGCTGCTTTGTCATCCTGCCATTCAAAGCATGGATGCAATGGTGAACGTGGATTAGCTGCATCATCAACAACTGCGCGGGGAGTCAGCTCACCATTTGCAATGCGGATTGTATGCAAACGCTCCGCAGCAATCTGTGCGCCAACAGGAAAGCGTGAGTCTCGTCGCCATTCATAAATCATGTTCATCCCCATGAGTGTGGGGCGACACCGAAGCATCGCCCCGTTGTTATTACGCTGCCTTCTGGCGGCTATTACGAATGTCAGTGATGCGCTTCATCTCTTCTGCGCTGGCAACATGGAAGCGACCATATTGGCCGTCTTTCTCAGGACGCCATTCACCAACACCAACTGCGAAGCCCGCAGTCTGCATGAGGTTCAGGATTTGCTCAGCGGACATAACATTCGCATTGTATTTGACAGCAATCGTTGTGAACCAATTACGGAACTCACCACGATAACGAATGTCAGCTGTACCCATGGCAATGCGAACCATGTCCTCACGCATTGTCGGTTCATCACCTTCAATCACTGCGTATTCACCATCAACGTGAAACGCCTGTCTTGCAGCGACTTTCGTCATGCTGCCGATAGACGTACAAGCCGTGACAGCCGCAGCCTTAAAGCCGATGATTGGAAAACCATACGTGCCATCTTCCAGCACATACAATGACTCCTTGAAGTCACGTTCCGGGTCTTTGGCTTCTTTGCCAGCTGTAGCTTTCTTCATTTGTTTATCAAGCATTTGCTTCTTCGCTTTTTCTGACCAGCGGTGAACAATGAGTGGTGTATCGCCCACCAATGTCACATGAACAGTTTCGATCTTCAGCGGTGGTAGTGTCACCGTAGATGTAGAAGCAGCCATTTGTATTTCCCCTATGCTTCATTTTCCAGATACCGTCTGGTGCGGATCGCTGACTATTCAGCCGATTCTAGTAATTCTTTCAGTCGTTGCTTGTCATCTTGGCTTATTCTGTATCCAAAGCCGTTATAATGAACAATAGACACACCGTAACGACTGAGCTTCCGTCTTGTATGGGATACTGCAACCCTTGCACGACCGTAACTATGTGGCAAAACTTCACTGCGGATTTGATGACCGTATTCAATCATCAGTTGGTCGATACGTTTAGTTGGCAGCTCACCATTGTTTTTATACAGAGCGTTGATGATCGTTGCTTGCTGCGGCGACAGACCAAAGCGTCCCAAGAAAGGATTGTCAGGAGGCATGAGGATTTCCCTCATTTGCCTAATCTCTTCTTCAAGATGATCTATGCGCTCTCGTAACGATCTAACCTGACTCGTTTCCATCTGTATTCCCCAGAGATTCTATAATGACCTCACATTCTGGCCCTTTATCTATCCAGCGGGCTTCTATCCACTCACATAAGCAGTCATCTTCCACGATATTCTGGCTAACCAGTATGTCACTGATCGCTTTTTCTAAGTTGCCAAGATCACGCTTTCTTTTGTCGGGACGCACAGCCAATATTGTCAGCTTGTATGGTCCTTTGACTGACTTACCCTTGGCTTGGCCAGCGATCTGCCACATGGCAAGCCGCCGCCAATCAGTGTACTTCTGGCTACGATAGACGCCCCCTCCCTTACTCGCCCTCCAAAGGCGGTTTACTGACGGGGGGAAGGGCAGCACAATCCTGATTGTCATTCATGCTTACCTTTCTCCGTGCCAGCATCTTATGGACATAGTGTTCCACCAGCGGCTCAGACAGCCGCATTTCTTCGGCAATCTCAGCGGTATTCCGACCCATATTCCAGAACCCTTCTATATAAAGGTCTGGCCTAATCCTGTAGGGGTGGATGCCAGTCGCTTGTGAAACCACCCTTACCCACTTCACTGGCAGCATTTCCCAACTGGATACGGCCTGCTTTGACACGCCAAGAGCTTCTGCAAGGCGTGCTGCGTTGCCGTATCGCCTGAAGATTTCAAGCAAAGATGGGTCACGGTCCAGCTTCATGCAGACAAAATGGCATATTATCCCCACTTGTCAAGAGGGGGGTTGACTTATTCTGCGGGGTAAGTATATATGGGGAACCCTACTACGGGAGAAACCAAATGGCATACGAACTACCGATTGAAGAGCTGCAACTGAAGAACCATTCAGTCACCATCGACTGCACGATTGAAATCGACAACGGCGGCCCCGGCGACTGGTCTATCGAATCAATCCTCATTCCTTCTTTCAACGGCAAGGAAGACTTGTTCTTGGACCGTAAGCATTCGCTGTTCCACTTCATTAAGGACAGCATCATGGATAACCCTAAGACGGTCGCCTATATCGACGCTGAAGCTGAAGAGAACAATACACCATCACTCTCACACAAGCCCTCTTGGTACTAAGGAGCAATACAATGAAGATGTCTGAGAATATCTCCCAACTTGCCACAGCCCTGTCCAAAGCTCAGGGTGAGATTGATGATGCCACCAAGAAGGGCGTCAATCCTGCATTCCGTTCCAAGTATGCAGACCTTGCTGCCGTGCGCGGTGTCATCCGTGAGCCGCTTGCCACCAACGATCTGTCCATCGTGCAGTTTCCCCGCACCATCCAAGGCGGTGTGGAAGTGGAGACCATGATCGTCCACAAGTCCGGTGAGTTTATGTCTGAGACGCTGTTCATGCCCGTCAACAAGTATGACGCCCATGGCATTGGTTCAGGCATTACCTATGCTCGCCGTTACGGCTTGATGTCTCTGCTGTGCCTTGCTGCTGATGATGACGATGGCAATGCCGCTGTCGAAAAAGCCCCTGCAAAAGAAGCCGCGCCAGTAGCTAAAAAGCTTCCCAAGGATGAGCAGGCTGCTCTTGCTAAGGATGCGATGACTGCGGCCAACTCTGGCACGGCTACGCTCACTGCATGGTGGAAAACACTTTCTAAGGATCAGCGCAACGCATTGGATTCCGATGCTATCGCAGAACTGAAGAACATGGCTCAGGCCGCTGATGCTAAGGAGAAGACAGATGAGAATGTCTGAGCACCAGTTTGCAATAGCGGCACTAACAGGACTTCTTAATAGTGGCGGCGGTGGAGACCCGTCAGAAGATGCTGTTGAAGCGTATTTATACGCTGATGCCATGCTTAAAGCACGGGAAGAAAAGTGATGGTTGCCTTTGGCTCCTTCGTCTTCTTTGCTGGCTTGCTTTATGCGGCCATCCAAAGCGGCTATCTGCACGACAAATCTGTCAAAATGACTGACAAAGAACTGATGGGGTATATCGTGTCCGCTACTGGCGTGGCACTGATGTATGCTGGTCTGGTCATCAAAATCTACGAGTGGCTCCCATAATAGGAGAATAGAAATGGAAAAGGATCAATACGAAATCGTCATCAGCACTCTGGCTGAAAAGATTGAAGACTTGCAAGACGAACTAGCTGTTCGTAGCCAAAGTCTGAGCCGCTGGATCGACCGTGTCACGGAACTTCAGCATGAACTCTTTGAATTGAAGAAGACCAAGAAGCGCGGCCCCGGTCGCCCAAAGAAGGTGAAGAAATGAACGATCTTCAACGTACACCTGAATGGATTGAAGCTAGGCTTGGCCGTGTAACCGCCAGCCGTGTGGCTGATGTGGTTGCTAAGACCAAAACGGGCTACAGCGCCAGCCGCGCCAACTATATGGCCGAACTAATTTGCGAGCGCCTGACAGGAAAACAGGGGGATTCCTATCAGTCGCCTGCAATGGTGTGGGGGACAGAAACCGAACCAATGGCCCGTGCTGCCTATGAAGCAGAAACAGGCTCGTTGGTGGAAGGGGTCGGTTTCGTCTCCCACCCTACCATTCAGATGTCAGGGGCTTCTCCTGATGGGCTTGTCAGCTATGAAGGTTTGGTGGAAATCAAATGCCCTAATACGGCAACGCATATCGACACAATCCTGACGGAGACAATCCCTGCCAAGTATATCACGCAGATGCAATGGCAGATGGCTTGCACCACCCGTGATTGGTGCGACTTCATTAGCTATGATCCACGTGTGCCTGAAAAGATGCGCCTCTGGGTCAAGCGCGTTGAACGTGATGACAAGCTGATTGCTCAGCTTGAAGAAGAAGTCTTCAACTTCATTGAAGAACTAGAAACCAAGATTGATAAGCTTCAGGAGAAATACAATGGCTTATGAGAAGCGTGATAATTCTGGGTCAGTGTTTGTCAATGACCGCAAGGAGCGTGACAATCAACCAGACCGCACCGGGTCGTGCATGATTGACGGTGTGGAATACTGGATCAACGGCTGGGTAAAGAAGGATAAGAATGGAAATCCTTGGATGAGCCTTGCCTTCAAGCGCAAAGATGCACCCTCCGGCAAAGCCCCGCCAGCTCCCGCACAGCCAGCTCTGGGTGAGGACGACATCCCATTTTGATGGAGGCTTCCATGTCTGACGATGCTATTGAAAATGCACCGCTGTCAGAACAGTACAGGGTTGTAGCAAAAGCGTGGGTCGATGCTGACGCCGCTGCTAACCTCTTGGAAGAAACCAAGAGTGCTATGCTGGCGCGGATGATGTTGGCGCAGGGAGATATGCCAGTCTCCCGCGCTGAGATGAACGTCAAAGCATCTGACGAATGGCGGGAGTTTGTGTCTCGTATGGTAGAAGCCCGTGAAAAGGCTTCTCTTATGAAAGTGAAAATGGAATATATCCGTATGCGCTTCCATGAATGGCAAAGCATTGAAGCATCCAAAAGGGCAGAGATGAGACTATGACAAAGGGAAAGGAAGATAACATGGAAGACGTTATTGAAGAATTAAAAGACATTCTGGATAAAGCCAAGGATAGCATGGCCATAACCAAGAAGATTATGGAAGTGCTACAACCGGTGACATTCAGCATGAAGATGAGCATCATCAACTCACTTCTTGTGAACACCGTCTTGGAGGAAGCAGACAGCCCTGTTGAAGCGGCTGCTTACTTTGCCCGTGTCGTGTCAACGTCTATGAAAATCTTAGACTCTCAGGTCGATGGTGACAGTGACGATGATGACGATGATGATGAGAGCTTCGGCAATCTTCAATGAAGCGCGTCCGTATCACAGCCAAAATGCGGGCTGACATTTTTATGCGTCACGGTGGCATCTGCCATCTGTGTCAAATGAAGGTCGTGCCCGGTGAAGATTGGGATGTGAGCCATGAGATACCGCTGGAAACTGGCGGCAAAGACGATGAGACTAACTGGCTGGTTGCTCATCGTCGTTGTCACAGAGTGCATACTAGCACTGTTGACGTACCACTTATTGCAAAGGTCAAGCGGATACATCAACGACATATCGGGGCCAAGCGATCAAAGAGCCCACTCCCCGGCGGACGGTATTCAAAATGGAAGCGCAAAATGGATGGCACGGTTGTACTGAGAAATGGCAATGATGACACGTGAACGGTTCGTTCAATCTCTGCATGAATCACGGGCTGCGACCTTTAAGGTTGGTCAGTGGTTGCACCTTCTTGGGTATGATGTTCGCATTCCAGCCTTCTACATTCCAACTGCCAAGAATGATCCGGGAATCTCAGACAAGGGTGACATCTTTATTGTCAAAAAGGACCGGCCAGAGAAGCGAATGGAAGTCAAACACCGTCCAAAGCTAAACTTTACTACCAAGGAAGATTGGCCGTTTAAGGATGGAATGTTTGTTTCCAATGTTGAAGTTGTGGAACGGGGCGATGTAAATCTAGGGGCATATATCATTGTCAATGGACCAATGACGCATATTGCCATCATCCGCCCTGAAACACGACGATATTGGACACAAGTAGATGTATGGTGTTCCAATACACGAAAAACAGAACGAAAGTTCCAATGCCCAGTAGAACACATTCAGTTCCGTTCAATATCGGAATAGGAGATTACGGTGAGATTTCTAGTCACTATGAATATGCCAAGCGCCGCAGGGATGCTTGTGCATCAACTGACACTGGATGTCCCAGAAGTGAAGTCATGCCGTGAGCTGTGTGACATGATGAACAGACAGGAGTTCATTACTGCAAAGCAATGGTACAAACGAAAAGACCCTCATACTCGCACGACCGAGTGGGAAGATCGTGGCGAGCTAATAGTGAATACCCACCACATTGGCAAAGTTGCCGAATGGATTGAAATGGAGGACTACTATGATGAACCACAAGGACGTACTCAGTTCAGCCGTCAATACACTGCGGGACCGAGGGGGCCAATACGGCCCGGAAGATCAGGTTTTTGATCGCATTTCACGCATCGCCACTGTCATGTTGGATCGTGTCATCACACCTTATGATGTTGCCATGATCCATGTTGCCACCAAGATGGCGCGGGTTGCAAGCAATCCCCGTCATGCTGATAACTATGTGGATGGTGTGAATTACATGGCATTTGCGGCGCAGTTTGCTGGTATTCAAACCACAACAGCCGAAGAAGAAGAGATTGCAGCACTGGCGCGGAGGTTTGCCCCCGTGCAACAGGAGCCGCAGCAGGGTCAGTAAGCGTTGCTTTGTGTAAAGTAAGTATGGTGGCGGGAGGTCGGTACTTCCCGTCACCACATGACCAGTGAGGCTGATATGAAAGATATACAGAAGCAAATATACAAACTTTGGGAATCTGGATACCCGGCCAGTGAGATCGCCAAAGAAGTCTGCATCACCCGAAATGCCGTTATGGGGCATCTGTTCCGTATGCGTCAGGCAGGTGTTAAGATGAGGCAAAAGCCACCATCAGCAAATGCTAAGAAAGCCGCACCGCCACCGCCTTCAAAGAAGACGGTTGGTGTGCAAAAGATGATACGGAGACTTCCTGCGCCGAAGAAACCAACGCTGGAAGAGATTAACCCGCCACCGCTGATCCCAAACGGCGATCCCGTGCCAATGATGAAGTTGTCACGGTATTCTTGTCGGTATGTTGTCAATCACGGCGAGGTGAAGAGCTTCTTGTTCTGTAATGCCAGAGTAAAGGATGGCAGCTCTTACTGCCCTCACCACCATGCGATCTGCTATGTCCCGCTCTCCAATACGAGGCCCCGGCGTAAAAATGATGATGCTACAGCTTAACCCACCACTCCCTGTCAAAACTCCTGATGGCAAAGGCTTGGCACAAGTCCTGATTGACTATGGCCCGGAACATGATCTGATTTGGGTTGTGTTTCAAGACAACGGCGAATGCTGGTCTTGGAGGAACCAAGATGTCAGGGCTGATACTAATATCACCATGGGGAGAAAGGCCGATGAAGGATAAGCTCATATCCCACGGCTGGCACTGGACCTATGGATGGCTGCGCCGCCGTGACGAGGATAGGCCATACGGTTTTTGCTATGAGGATGGGGATGGGGATTTGATCTACACCCCAAATCCAACTCACAGGGATCGTTGCTACTTAGAATGTCGTGAAGACTTCAGCACAGGGGAGAGATACATCTGCCTTGGCACGGCACCGCGTCAGAACGTCACTCCCAAGTGATTACGACGCGGCCATCTCCGCCTGCACCAGATGCTTGATACCATGATGTACCACCACCACCGCCGCCGGGAGCAGAGCCAGAAAAAGTAGAAGCTACACTCCATCCGCCTTGACCGCCAGCGCCGCCATAAGTTGATGTGCCGCCAGCTTTTGTAACGCCACCCGTATTTTGTCCGCCGCCACCACCACCGCCTGCGTAAGTGACACTCCCACCAACACCGCCATAGCCGCCAGCACCTCCCGTTTCAGATGTCACAAGTGTCCAAGAAACGGTGACAGTCGGTGTGTATGACGAGGCAGAACTTGCCCCTGTAAATTGGCCGCGCCCGCCATAGCCGCCAATCGCCCAAATTGCATCGCCAAAGTATGAATAAGTGCCGGGATTACCATTACTGCCATTTGATTGACGCCCTGCTCCGCCACCCCCAATATAAACATTCTGTGTTGTACCCGGAAGAAGCTGTCCGGGGGCAATACTATATTTTACATACGATCCGCCTTCGCCACCTTGCGATATTGTGTTTCCATTATATGCCGAGCCGCCAGAGCCGCCACCGCCCCAAATTTCAACAGTCATCGTATTGAAGTTTGGAACAGTGAACGTAGTAAGCCCCGGAGACGAAAATGTCTGACTACCGGGGGTCACTGATTCAGTAATGAAAACTCCCATTCCGGGCAGCATTATGAGACATCCCTTACGTTGCTAATCAGGATGAAGGATGATGTGTAAACGTAGTAGAATAGGAAATTGTACTCGCTTGCACCTGTGGAAATCGTTGGCGCTGTCCCGTTAGCAAATTTGTAGTTGCCACCGAAAGACAATGTACGACCACCTGTTCCATCCTGCACAACAACAATCACACCCGATTGTCCAACCTTCGTATTTGTCGGATTTGACAAAGTGCGATTGCCACCAAGCGTAACTTGGAAGTTGAAGCCCGTAGACATATCCAACGAGATATTCGTGCCATCTGTAAGAGAAACAAACGCAGCAGATGACCAAGTTGCAGATGTTTCTAGCAACTTGCTGGCAGTGTTAGCACGAAAATCGGAAGCTGTTCCGATAGCAGACGATGCAATCTTTGGATACGTCACGCTGCCATCTTGGAGCATTGCGGTTGTAATGCTGTCACTTGCTGGCTGGATAATGCGGGTGCTGCTAAAGCGAATATTGGTTCCATCGCTGTAGATGTCACTGATATAACCGCGCTCTGCCGTAACAGAAGAACCTCCGCCAGCGGATGCTACGGTGACAGTCCATGGACCGCCGGAAGCATCAGTCGTAGCATTACGGACAACCCACCGACCGCCCACGCCAGATGGGATTGTATAAGTCACGCTTGCCGACATAGCCCCAGTAACATCCAGACCCATGGAACGGTATTGACTGGATGTCAGGGTCGCACTGCCCGATGTCGCATTCAGACCTGTTACCGTGCCAAAAGCTTGGTCAATGATGTCCATGTCGCCGTTGACAGGGACGTTCCACGTATCAACGTAGTCACCGTTACCGGGCTTCTCCAGAACCTTATTGGTTGTGTACGAGGATGTCATGGTTAGCCCTCAAGATGACGGTTAGCAATCTCCAGAGCCTGAGCGATCTTGCTATCGTCAGTGTTCAGGAGAGTCTTTGTCTCATTATTGATGTTCCGCTTGGAACGATCAACCATTGCCACAAGCTTATCAGACACACGGCCACCGCTGGCACGCTCAGGGCGGACCAGTTTGCCAGCACCCTCATCATCAGCTTCAGCCACTTTGACGGCGACATAACGGCCAAGGCGCTGTTCCAGTTCCTTCAGGGCATTTGCAGTGCTGGCCTGCTTACGCGCGGCCTCCAAGATCATCTGTTGCTGGCGCGGATCATCCGAAATAGCCATGCTCAGAAGTTCATTCATACGGCGTCGATTACCAATATAAGATGCCAACCCAACTGGGACACCAACAGCAAGCCCTGCCATACCCATCTTTGTCTGCGCCATTTGTCCAATCATGGGCGCAGCCTGCATAATACCATACGACCCAGCGCCAATTGTTGCAGCCTGACCAAACGGCCCAAATCCCTTCAGAATTTGCGCTGCCTTACCCTCACGCGCAGCTACAGCCTCTGTCATTGCCATGATGCGGTTGATGCGGAGTGAGTTGTCAATGTCAGCAAAACGATCCCGGCCAAGAATGGCACGAAGGGGGTCCATGACTGCTTTGTCACCCTTCTGAAAAAGTGCAGTGGCTTCAGCCGGGTTTTCTTTTACCCAAGCACCAATGCCTTGCTGAAAAGCTGTCTGTTCTTCCGGGGTGAACTTATTGGCATACTGGAACTTCTGGCGGCTCATGTCACCAAGGCTAGGGCCACGGCCCATCTTGGCCATGTCCATGAAGTTTGCACCGGCATCAAAGGCATTGTTGCCCTTGATAAAACGACCGGCGCCAGTGACCGCGTCTTCATACGGCTTGAACAGCGTATAAAGGTCTTTAGCAAATGTTTCAGCCGATGCACCAGTGCTTGAAGCCGCTGCGTTACCGTCTCTTTTTTGTTGCTTAGCGATATTAGTCAACCCACGCTTAACAAGGTCCAAAAATTCAAGACTTGCACCACGCATACCTTGTTGCAGCTGCGGATTTCCGTTGGCATCTAGAACCAATGTCCCGTCTGGATTATGGATAAACGGGCTTTGGATTGGGCCACGACTGGATACAGAAGACCATTTCTGGCCTTCATTTCTTGCCCATTCAATAGCCTGTTGTCCTTCTTTAGAAGAGAAGGTTTGTTGAATGTTAGGTGTCCAGATTTGTTGTGCGCTTGGGTCCCGAAAAGCCCTATCATACGCTGGTCTATTTTGTTGACGAGCCAAATCATCAGACGCTTGACGAATGGCAAATGCATCAATCGGCTGGCCGAATGCATCATCAATGTCCTGATGAATGCGTTGGGTATTGCCCTGTACACGATCACGAAGGAAGCGGTTGATGTCTGCAAAACGCTGATCGCCTTCAAAAGCCGCGCCAGCGCGTCCAACTTGTTCCTTTGCACCATGGATGTCGATAGGACGGACTGGACGGCCTTCCAGAACAGCCCTTTCATACTCATCCATGGTCATGCCCGGAGTGCGGGATGTCGATACCTTGGATGCGCCTTCGGCAATCTTACGAGCCGCAGCTGCTTCCGGGTTCCACAAAGCCTGCAAAGCATTGCCAATCGGTTTGGCACCGGCAGCGACACCACGAACTAAACCGGTGACAACAGCCGGAGCAGCGGCACCAAATGCCGCGCCAGTGCCAACACGCTCAGCAGTTTCACCAGCCGTTTCACCGGGTTTAGCTTCTGACAGCGCGGAAAGACCGCCAAAAGTAGCAGCTTCAGCCGACTGACCAATCAATGGCGCAGCCTTTTGCGTGAAGGACGGCAGAATTTTAGACCCGGCTTTGATGCCTTCTGTCACACCCTTGGCAATGCCAAGAGACACATTGGCAGGGATCGTGGCAACGCCAGTTGTAATCTCACCGACCATGCGGCCAAAAGGAGAAGCCTTTGCGCGCTCTTCTCTTAGGGCCTGCATCTCAGCCAAGATATTGGCGCGGCGCTCATCATATGTTTCACCCTTGCCAGAGCCAGAGCTGGCCAGCGCAGAGGCGTACATACCCTTCATAAGAGGGCTGATAAACGGAACATCACCCGGCAGATAATTCATATATGCAGGGCTGGAACCAACTTGCTTACGCGCTTCAGGGCGAGCCGCTTCTACACGCGCCTGCCAGCCAGCAAGACCGGGGTCTTCCTGCTTAGGAGGACGGTACTGCCCAATGAAAACATCTTCGTCCGCTGGTGCTTGTGTGCGAGCCGGAGAGGGAGCCTGTTCAACTTTCTTAGGTACAGATGGCGGGACCCCACGTGCCACGAACACATCGGGATCGTTCATGTCAATCTGGGGGGTCTGTTTCTCGTCCATTACTGCCTGACCCTCTTCATGATCGGGAAGCCATCTTCAGTTTTGCCAAGATATTGCAGCTTCATTGGCTTGCCAGTTTCATCGACCTGACCAATGCCCATGCCCGGTTCAATGATGTAACTGCGCCCAATCTTAGCCTCAGTTGCATCAAACTTTTTATCCTTCAGAGGCACATCGCCAATTACCGCAAAGTCATCGTAAAGCTTGTCTTTGGTTTCACGAATGAAGTTTGCATTGTCCTTGATCCACTGAGAAGTGAACTTAGACCTGTCAAACTGGTATGGGTTCTTGGCACGTGCTTCAACCGCATCATTGAAGAACTTGTCCTGAATGAGCAAGTTAGCTTCCATCTGCGAGATGATGGAGCGGTTCGTACCGGGTTCAACATCAGGGTCCGGGTTAGCCTTTTGTTGACCAACCATTTCAGCCACGCGAATTTGTCCACCAATCTGTTTGATGTTTTCAAACACGGAAATCATAGCTTCCTTAGCGAACCTTTGCATAGCTTCTGGCTTGTTGCGGCTTGCGTCAACAACAGAATTAAGCACCTTCTCATCCACGCCAAGAGCGCGGAGTTTGGTAGCAAATTCGTTGATTTTTGTTGAAAATGCACCAGTTCGGTACAAATTCAGCAAGTCTTTCATGTTGCGAATGCTTTGCTGTGCAGCAATACGAGCATTTGCCTCATCAGCCCGCTCACCAAACCACTTGTTGTTTTCAGTACGGTTTGCTTCCATCATCCTGTATGGAAGATCGACAGCCTTGTCATAAAGCGCGTTGATCTGTTCCCTCAGCTGATTGGCACGCAGGCGAGCTTGTTGGGCACGCTGGCCGTAAACCTTGGCGGGCAAATCTTCCAACCGGTCAGCCAAACCGCTGGTTTCTTCGTATTGACGTTCCAGCTTACGAACATCGTCCGATCCTTTATCAAGACCAGCGCGGCGATAGGCTTCATCACCACCACGGCGGAACTCATCAATGAGCATCTGCTTGGAGATTGGAGGCGATTCAATTGCCTGCTCTGCCGGGATTGGCTTGGCAGGAACAAGGCCGCCAGATGTCGGCTGCGCTGCCGGAGCCGCAGCGGGAGGCTGGGCCTGTGCTGTTGTAGCAGGGGGCTGCGCTGCCGGAGGCTGTTCATCTGGCTTAGCAGCCGGAGGTGGCAACTGTGCAGGCTGTTGCTGACGCTCTGCCTGCGCTTCCAGCGGAGCCCTTGGTGCCTTCGGAGGCTCAGGCATTGAAATGCCAAGCAAGCGCGGGCTTACCTGTGCTTCCTTTGCCATATTGAAGGCAATTGCCGAATACTCCTGCGGGCTCATATAACGCAGAGTCTTGGTGTCAAACATGGCAGGCTTGCCAGCTCTGTCACCATATTCCGGTTCATTCGGGAAAATATCTGGCACAAAGCGTTCATTCATCATCGTACGAAGATCACGGGCTGTTTCAATCTCATACTTTTGCTGAGCCTGATAACCAGCGACACCGCCAAGCACGCCTTCACCCAATGCCCCGCCAAAGCTGGGATTCCGAGATGCCAGCATGGCACCAAGGAACGAAAGTGTTGGCACCCAGAACTTGCCAGTGGTTGGCACCCCTTCAGGAAGCAGCGACGAACCAATATCGCCAAGACCAGCCTGACGGGCCGGAACATTGTCATAGGTGATCGGAGCGCGTTCTTCCCGCCTTGGGGGAATGTCCTGCGGAGGACGCGGAACTGCAAGGCCACGACCTTCATCGGATGTCGGAGCATAAGCCCTAGCACCACCAAGTCCGAACAGGCCCTGATTACGAGCAACGGTCCACGGGCTGGCACCCTTCTGGGCAATATACTGCGAGGAGAAATCTGCAATATCTGCCTGATTGGTGGGATCATTCAGGAATGCGATTTTCTGAGCCGGGGTAAACGTTTTAGCCAATTCAGGATGACGCTCTTGGAAGTAAACATCTCCAAGACCTGAATTGGGATAACGGCGTGACAATCCACCAACATGCAGTTGGAAGATGCTTCCAGATGAACCTTCATCACCAGAAATCGGTCGCATACCGCTTTCGCCTTGTGCAAGACGAATGGCATGATCAACGTCGATGCCGTGCTTTTTGGCAGCTTCAGTTACGATATTTCGGTAGTCCGGCTGTTCGGAACGCAGCGCATCACGAATAGCAAGCCCAGCCTGCGGAGGAGCTTCAGGGGCACGTTCAGGCATTGCAGGCATTTCTTCTACAAGGGCTTCGCCCCCTTCAAGATAGCCACGGCGCGGAACAAGACCACCAGAAGCGCGGGGAACCGCAGACTCTGTTGCCTTGTCATAATTCAGCATCAGGTAGCCGTTGTCATTCATGCCAACTGCTTCTGGCTTACGTTCCAGAACTTCCTGAGCCATAAGACCGAGCTGGGTTTTCCCATCACCCATGTCATAGGCATAGATGTTCTGACCGTCATAGGTCAGACCAACTGGGCGAATATTGTCCTTCAGGCGTTCATCAGAAAGCATCGAAAAGAGGGCTGTTCCCATGGAATACAAGCCCTTGCCAGCTGTATACAGGCCAGCTGCATCTTTGGCAGCGCCAAGAATACCGCCGCCGCCAGCACCACCACCGCCAGCACCATCAGCTTTCAGCAATGTGGGATTCTTGCTCTCATCCTGATTTTCAAGCGTGTCATCAATATACCCCTCCGACAAATCCTTAGACTCGTAGGGGTTAATTGTCTTCATAGCTCCGGGGGAGCCGCCACTGACATAGCCATTACGGCCAACAATCAGACCGCCGCGCTTGGCGAGCAGATTGCCAAATTCGCTGAAATCGTCTGGCTTCGGAATGTCAGCCTCTGCCACCTTCAATCCAGCTTCAGCGGGTGCCGGAGACGCATCAGCCACTTTGGCAGGGGCCGTTGTTGAAGTAGCAGCATCTTTTGTATAGCCGGTCGCACTGCCCTCAGCAGTCGGCTTGTTCCACCATTCTTTAATGTCAGTGCCAGCCTGCTTCAGGCCCTTGCCTGTTTCCCATGCGCCAGACACTGCCTTGGCAGCGCCAAGTGCCTGTTCCGCGCCAGAAGGAGCCTGCCTAGGTGCCGGACCAGCTGTCACAAGCTTTGGCGTGGGAAGCGCCGCTTTAGGGACATAGCTTTTGCCGCCCATAGGCGACCCGCCAGACTCCTGACCATACAAGCCAGCGCCACCAAAAGGCCCAAACATCTGCTGCTGAGCCTTTAGAATAGCATTTAAGTCGGTTGAATCACTGATGAGGCCACCACCACCGCCAACAGCATAGCCACCACGATAGAAGCCCTCGCCAGCACGGGACGGGACAACACCGCCGCCTTCAGATTCCGTGGCTTTCTCATAGTCCACCGTCTTGTACAGGTTGCCATCCGCAGCCGGGGCCAAGCCAACGGCCTCTGGCTTCACACGTTCAACGTCCTGAGCCATAAGGCCGATCTGGGTCTTATCGTCTCCGTTATACTTATAGCTATAGATCGGCAGCCCATCATCGGTTTGACCAATGCGTTCAACATCATGCTTCAAGCGACGATCTGAGAAGAAGCCGCTGGGCTGCTGCGTTGTCGTTGTGCTGCCAGAAAGCGCACCAGTACCCATGGCAATGTTTGCCAAGAACTGAGCAACTTGGAACGGATAGCCACGCTCCTGTAAGAACTGCTGATAACGTGCTGTCAAATCAGCCTGCTGGGTCTGCTGCTCCAGCGTACCAGCGCCAATCTGAGCCTGAGCGCCCTGCAAGGCAGCCTGCTGAGCGCCAGTTCCGAGACCAGCAATTTGCTGACCTGCCTGCATTTGACGGGCAAGATCGGAAGCAACAACACCTTGCTGCCCCATCGCCGTTTGAACGGCCTGTTGATAGCCTTGCTGATAAATTGGAGCCAATGCCTGAGCCGTGGCAAGGTTTTGCTGACGCATCAAATTGGCGCGTTCAATACCTGAACGACTGCCGCCAAATGCGCCTGCACGAATGGCATTAGCCTGTTGCTGTGCCAATTCCTGACCCTGTTGCTGGCGCAAAGCCTGATAGGTCGGCGCAGCAACTGATTCAGTATAGGGGCTTTCATAATAGCCAATTTGGCCACGTGTAAGCGGACCAACCGCTTGCGCCCCGCCAAGAGTAAGCCCGGCACCAGCACCAAAGTAAGGCTGAGCCAGCTGAGACGATTCATTAGTGGCCTGAATGCCTGCCTGCTGCGTGGGAGTAAGATTAGCAACGAATTGGCCGCCATATTGCTGGAATGGCTGCTTGGCAACTTCTTCAGCACGTGCGTTAACGGCGCTGTAACGCGCCATTACCTCCGGCGGGATTGTCACCGTTTGAGTTGTTGTACCGCCCTTGCCACCGCCGCCCATGCCGATTACTCCGCAGCCTGCCGAAGCGCGCCTGTACGCGCATTATACAGGAAAAATGCCCCAGCGGGTTCACCAAATTGGCGCTCGTAAAGCTTAACCTTGCCACGGGTGCGATGGTTAGAAAGAACGCCAATTATCAAGGGGATTCCCAACTCGTCGGCCACCTGTTTCGTGAACTCACAAAGCCTACGCGCTCGCCCCCCTTTGGCAGAACGGTAGTCGGGGTGAATGAAGATGGCTTTTTCTTCAAGCACTTGGTCATCAGAATACCATGTCGGGCCAATTCTGAGAAGCACAGCGCCTTCAATAATGCCATTTTCACCTTCAATAATGCCAATTATCCCATGAGCCAGATTTAGGGCTGCCCAGATTTCTGCCAATAGTTTCTGAGGATTCGGGTTGGTAAACCCATTTTCCTCACAGGCTTTGGCAGCAAGGTCCATCATATTATGGACATCCTCTGGTTTGCCAATTCTCACGCCAAGTTCGTTGGACATTTAGACCCCCTTAGTCCTTCTTTGGCGGGGCAAGTTCCTTCAAGGTCTTAACAGTTTTAGCCCGCATTTTAAGAACAAATGCGTCTAATTCCTTGTGACCCGCATCCATGTCCCCATCACCCATGGATGCCACCACTTCTGGCGGAATTACGTACTCACCGCCAGCTGCAATGATCGGCACCAAGCTGTCCGCGCTGCCCCCAGCAGCGTAAGCCTTTGGCAAATCACCATATTGCTTAACGATGTCATTCATAATCTTGAACCCAGCCATGGTGTTGCCTTCCCCCATTGCCGAGATGATGTCTGCCGGGATCACATAAGACCCAGATGGCACATGCATCGGCAAATGGTCAGTCCGGCCTGCCACAGCACTATGGATTGGTCCGATATGCGGTTTCACTTGCTTGTTTGTCTGCGTGACAGATGCTGGCATCTTGCCACCAAACGCTCTCTTAGTGCGCCTAGCTGTCTCCAAAGCGATGGCAATAGCCTGCTTCTGAGGACGACCAGAGTGCATCAGCTCACTGATGTTGGAGCTAACGGTCTTTTGGGATGAGCCTTTTTTTAAGGGCATGGTCACACCGTCAGATTGTAGAAGGAGATAGAACCCGTGCCAGAACCGGTCGGGCTGTTATTCAAGCCGCGAACCCCAAGCGTATAGGTGTCACTTGCGCCAAATCCGTTGCCGGACAGTGACGCTGTATAGCCAATTTGAATGTCAAAGTTATAACCTGTCGGCACAATCGCTGTGTTCGTTGACTGGGAACTTTGAGCAGCAAATGCATTTTGAATGATTTCATCCACTGTAGTCGTCATGGCTGTTGCGGCAAGATCGACATCTACCTGACCATAAGAGAGA